CGCAGGACAAGATGTGCGACTGGGTAGATGTGCGAGATTTTGGAGCCAGCACAATTGGAGCGGCAGCATCAAATGCTTCGGCAATCAATGCTGCAGTGCAGGCAAATCTTGCAGGGCACATTCGCATATCTGAGATCTACACAATAAACGCGTCGATTAACCTGAACGGGTTCACTGGCATCATCAGTTTTGCTGGCAACGGATCTGGCATCAAGGCTGGCACAAACAACCTCAAGGTTTTTCAATCCACAACCAACGCGTATGGATGTCGCATCATTGATGCGCGGGTTGATGGCAACGGCTACACCGGCGTTTATGCGTTTGATTTGACTCGGTTCCAGTTGGCCGGGGCTCAGATCGTACGGCCTGTCATGATTAGCTGCGAGTACGGAATTTATCTGCGCTCTTTGTGCTGGGGTCTCAAGATAGAAAACCCAGACTGCGATTTTGTGAATTACCCAATCACGCTGGTTGAGGGCTGTAACGCTGTTCTGATTGACCACCCAAGCATTGACCATTTCGGCGTGGCTGGCATTTGGATTAAAACAGGCGGCGCATACCCAAACGTCGGAAACATGATTCTGAACGGCTTCATTCAGAATGGAACTGAAGGCATAGTAGATCAGGGGATTCAAACGCAAGTTATTGGAACTTACTTAGAGGGAAACAGCGTTGCAGACATTTCGTTAAAGACTGGCAGCGTTTATTTCTACGGCGGGGTAACAAATCATACGGCTGGTGGAGCGCGAGCTTATCGTTCAAGCAACGCCGACTCGGCAATGATCGTACATCCTGTCATGTCAAGCGGAGGGCGCACAATCGGTCTTCTTGATTTTGATAATACCAACACGAACTGCTATTACGACGCGATCTTTGGCGCTGGGTCACGCAATCTCCCGATTGGTGTTACAACCGGAATTCAGCCGATCAGCAACAAGCCCGGCCCTATTGGCGGCGTTACACCAAGCACAGGCGCATTCACGACTTTGAGCGCAAGTGGCTTGGCGTCTCTGACGGGCGGAGTTAACACCGGAAAAGGAGTGGTCAGCGCGGCGGCATCTGGTGCGGCGTCCACGATTTTCACAATTGGTGCCGGGAATCGTGGGCGCTATGACATCGTGGCCGCTATTGCCAATAGCGGCTCAGCCAATCTTTATACTGTGTTTGCCACGGTGGTGTGGGATGGTACCGGCGCTCGTATTGTCGCTAACAACACCGCCAATATGACAATTACTTTGTCTGGTTCAAATGTGCAAGCAACTCAAAGTTCTGGTTCTGCCAATGATATCTATTGGTCGTATACTTTGACATCTATTGTTTGACAACCATAATCTTCAAACTTCGCAAGTTTAGTTATGGTTTGTCTAGGTTCTTGTTCAATTATTTGTTTCTTTGATTGGAGTCTATAGAATGTTCGCAATGTTCAAAGCTTGGATTGCAAAACTGTGGGAAAAGATCAAACCCAAAGCAGGACCAAGACCAAAACCTCCGCGCTAAGCGTACACATCGCTCAAGCCTTATTCGTTTTGGCTTGCGTGCATGAATTCATATGGCAATGGTTCCCTGAAGACATCCAGGGCGATATCCGAGCAATCACACAATGGCCGCTCTTGGCGGCTTTGTGCTTACTTGTTACAATTTGTGCGCATCATAGATTCATTGGCGCAGCTTGCATTGCAATCGTAGTTATGTCATCGACTACGGCGTTATGCTCGATTGCATGGCTCTATGCGCCATGGGTTTTAGAATCGTGGGAACAACAATGCTCAGAACGGTGGGGGATTCCGATGCTGCTCGTTAGCTTGTTGGCAGCTCTCTTAGTGCTAGGTCTTTGGACAAGTGACGAAAATGGCTGAACCGACCGCTACAACCTCAGGAGTGATCGCGCTTGCATCAGGCGTTGCCGGTGCAATCCTTCTATCGTTGGGTATTTCATGGGGCCTGCTGATTTGGTCGGCTCTCGGGTGCATTGTCGGTGTAACATGGGCACCAGAAACAGGAAGAATCCGCGCCATTGCATTATTTGCAAGCGCTGCCATGCTATCTGCAAAAGGCGGCGCGATTGCTGCAAATATTTGGTTTGCAGGCTCAAGCGAGACAGCACAGGGAATAGCCGCCGGGCTTGGAATTCTTTTTCATCCGGCACTCTCAGTCATCGTTAATGAGTTGCCGAAAATAGTGGCAAAGAGGTTAGCATGATCGTCCTGTCCTTCTTGCTCGGAATCTTTGCCAGCGGTGCGTTGATTGGCCTGATTTGCAGGCTGAATATGTTGCACTGGCGAGAAAATAGCGCGGGTGTCATCTTTATGCATATCGGCTTGGCGTTTGCGTGCGTCTGGGCCTTGCATGATGCACTACACCTAAGCGTCACTCCGGGAACTTTTGGGGCTGTTCTAGCATCAACGTGCTGGCTTGTGATCTCATTCCACACGTGGTCAGTAAAGCCGCCAGCACACGCAAAAAAGGCATGATATGGGCAACTTTGCATTCGGTGAGCGCTCAAAAAAGAATCTAACAGGCGTACATCCCGATCTAGTCAAAGTTGCCACCAAAGCGCTTGAGCTGTCTCAGATTGACTTTACAGTCACAGAAGGATTGCGGACAAAAGAACGCCAGGCGCAATTGATGGCCGCAGGCGCTAGTAAGACAATGAACAGCCGGCACATCACTGGCCATGCGATTGACATTGCGCCAATCATTGCCGGCGAAGTGCGTTGGGATTGGCCACCATTCCAAGAGCTTGCAAAAGCCTTCAAGCTGGCAGCGAAAGAAGAAAACGTCCCGATTGTGTGGGGCGGTGATTGGGTTTCGTTCAAAGACGGCCCGCATTTCGAGCTTGACCGGAGAAAGTACCCATGAGCGAGGAAAGCACCTGGAAGCGCATTGTTCGCGCAGCTGCGCCTGTGATCGGCACAGCCTGGGGTGGCCCACTTGGCGGATCTGTTGCCACAATGGTTTCTGAAAAGCTGCTAGGCAAGCCTGATGGCACAGAAACAGAGATTGCACAGGCCATCGGAAATGGCGGCCCTGAAGTGCTTGCAAAGCTCAAAGAAGCCGAACTAGCATTCACCACGCGCATGCGTGAGCTTGATATTGATGTAGAGAAGATCCATCAGGCGGATCGCGCTGCGGCGCGTGAGCGTGAGGCCAAGACTGGCGACACGTTTACGCCGAGAGCATTGGCTCTATTTGTCACTTCTGGGTTTTTCGGCGTGCTGGGCTACTTGCTCATTGAAGGTAAGCCAGAAACGGGCGGCGATGCTCTGCTAGTGATGCTTGGCGCTCTTGGCGGAGCCTGGGCAAGCATCATCAGCTACTACTTCGGTTCTAGCGCAGGCAGCGTCGATAAAACGGCTCTGTTGTCCAAGCGCTCATAGCATCAAAATTACACAACTGGCTATTGCAACAGTCAGCACAAACAAAACGAACGGCGACACTAGATCGTCGTTTTCGTTTTCAAAGCCCAATTCCGTGCAAGCCTCGGCGGATCGCAGATGTGGACATTGACTAGCTCTGTGGCCTGCCATGCCGCAATACGTGCATATTTTCTCCATGTCCATCTCCTTGTTTATGAGCTTTTGCTTTGCCGTTTGTTGATCCAACACGCTGAGCAAATCCACCGGCCAGGCTTCAACTCAACTCCGTTTTTCTCTTGCCGTTCATGCGCGCATTTGCTGCATGACTTCAACAAACCCGGGTGCCTCGATGGCACCGGAGTTTCTTTTTTCGGTGCTGAATGCGTGAGCCACAGTGACTCGCTCATACGATCACCATGATGATCAGCGTACCAAACAAAAACGCGATCCCCAGCGCAATCATGGCGATTACTCCAATCGTCAGCAGAATGGAGACATCGCACTCCGGTGGAATTTTGTTGCGCTTTCTCATGCTGCCACCATCAAAACAGTGATTGTCAAAGCTGCGGCAACAATCAAACCACAGATATACGCAGAGAACTGCCGCTCTTCTTTGTCAAAAGTGGCAGGGCTCCAATAGCCCTCTACGAATTGACACTCTCCGAGCGTACGTGGCGTTTGAAAATGGGATGGTTTCATTTCATCCCCTCCAAGCCAGCATGATGCCAATGCTTGCAAACAGCGCCAAGACAATGGCGCATTCACACAAGTGCCAAAGAAAATTCCATACATGCTTCATCATTCGGTTACTCCGGTTGGTGTTGGTAATGAGATTATGACATACAAAAGAACACAAAAACAAGCATAGGACAAACACCTAGACGCAATCGGTCAGGTCTGGCGCTTTCCATCCTGGCGGCTTTGTGATCTTGCCACCTTCAAGCAATACCGGCTTGCCATCGACTAGCTTTGCATCGTTGCTGTCCAGCACGCGCAAGTCGGCCATATCTTTGTCAAACCCGCTCATGTGAGCGATGCCATTGCCAGTCACCTCGATATCGCACAGCGCATCAAGCGCATCAACGCGCAGATGGTGCGGGATGTATGCGATCACTTCACCGCGTTTGAGCTTCATCCCGAGCCATGTCAGATCCTCTTGGACGCGATCCAGCATCTTTGCATAGCCTTCTTTCTCAAGTCGCAGGCATGAAAAGAACTCGACAATTTCCTCAATCTGGCATCCTATCTGCACTGACGTTTTTGTCACGCTTGACGGTTCAGAAGGACGACCGCAAGCGGTGAGCCATTCGGCTGTACGTTGAAAATTCGTTTTCATGCTGCTTTTTTCCTTTGCGATTGTTCGGCTGACTTGGCTTGCAAGCCAAGGTTGAAAACACTATTTGTCCGGCCCATGTCACGCTTGAGATAATACGACCGCAAGCCCGCTACGCTGTTGGGCTCTCTACGCGGCTTTTTTGCGTCTGCATGATCGCCAATGTCATAGACTGGCCGCAGATAGCGACGATAAGAGCCATAGTCAAGATCGCGCACCCACTTGCAGATGTAGAGTCGCTTTG